CCAGGATTACCACTTACATCATTGTAACCATAACCAGCACTGACTGAAGGAATTACACCAGTTTCAGTAGGACGCCAGTAACCATTCACAGAAACACTGTTGGAATCTTGATTACCAAGCAGAGTACCGTTTCCGCCAAAGAAACCGTTGTAAGTACGAGGACGAGTACCTTCAGTACCATAACGATAACCAACACCAACACCCCAGTTATCTTCACGATAACCAAGTTGTGCCATTAGGTTTAGAGCACCATCGGAAGCAAACACACCAGTCTCAGTGCTATCGCCATCTTGAGCAACATAGTTTACTCCGGCAACAAAACCGTTACTTGTGTATTGAGCACCGACACCAGCACCAACTGCCTTGTTATAAACGCCGGGAGCACCAGCAGTAGTAAAGAAGTCAAGAATTTCTGACTTATAAGCAGAAGGAACCCACGCCATTTCGGTGTTACGAACCTTAGGACCAACGGTCAGGGTTATGGTGTCACCAACAGGGAACTGATAGTACAGACGGTCAATCTCTACGCTGTTATCAGTGATTTCTGCCTTATCCAATTTGAATAGGGAAGAACTAGAACCAAAAGGTTGCTCACTGAAGTTACCAGCACGAAGGCGGGTACGGAGCAGGTCACGACCAGTAAATGAAGTATCAAAGTTCAGGCGAACATCGTAGTTGAATGCTGTTCCATCCGCAGCAGTACCACGACTTTCGTAACCAGGAACACCACCAAGAACAAAATTAACTTCACCATTCAGTTTGGTTGTGGTGGAGAATTGTTGTGCCTCAAGAACACCAACCTTTGCCTCCAGACCATCAACACGACCACGAAGAACAATCAGTTCTGCCTTGAACTCTTCCTGAAGTTTGCGAAGTTCATCAGTCACTTCGGTTACGCGGTCAAGACAAGCATTGAGAAGTGCTGCTGCCTCATAACGGGTCATTGACTGACCACCACCGTAGGTTCCATTAGGGTAACCAGCAACGCAACCATAACGCTCTACGAGGTTGCTGAGTGCCTGATACGCCCAATCGCTAGGACGGACATCAGTAAATTGATTGATACTGGTGACTTGTTCTACTGAAGAATACTTATCAACTCCTTCCATATTAAGGTCTGCTGCCATAGCAGAAGGAGCAACAAGACCCAGAGCAACAGGTGCCAGCATCAGTTGTTGAAATAGTTTCATATAGTTTGTTAAGAATTACAACTACGAAGGTTATTTAGCACCCTTACATTTTGGAAATGTTCGGGTAAGCGGATTAGGGGATTTGAACCCCTGACGAACTGCTTGGAAGGCAGCCATTCTACCACTGAATTAAATCCGCAAAATGGGAGATTGCTCTCCCGGCAACTTCCTTCACACGGACAGGAGAAGTATAAGACATAATGAATATTATGTCAAGCCCCATAACAGAATTGAACTGTTCTCTGCAGTTTACAAAACTGCTGCATCACCACAATGCTTATAGGGCGGATTTTCTATTTAACCTTTTTCTAACAGCATTATCACTAACCCCAAACATTCTACCAGTAGCAGAATATCCATTTTCAAGAACTAGTTTTTGTAATTCTTGATTAGTTGGCCAATCAGCAACTTCTCTACTTTTACGAGAACATTTTACTGAGCAGAATGTTTGAGTAATAATTGTTAGTTTTCCACACTCTTTACAAGGATGTTTTGGTTTTTCTGGTAAAGGTTTGTCAGAAAAACTTTCATCAAATTTTGATACATTATCTGGTATTTTAGTAATACCAGAATGAACCTCACGATGACAGTTAGAACATAAACAAACACACTTTCTAAGTTCTTCAACAAATACTTGCCTGTTTGCTACAGATGCTGATGGTGTGAAATCTTTTTGGTTGAGGTCTATGTGATGAAACTCCAATGCTTCAACACATTTATCATAACCGCAAATACCACACTTACCACCAAATGCATCAACTGCCCATCTTTTTCTTCTTTGACGAAATTGGACAACTCTTTTACCAGACATTCTAACCTCCAACTTATTATTATTTATAATATTTTAGAGGTTAGAACTCCCATCGTAGGTACTGCCCCTACCAATCTCCGATTAACAGTCGGGCCCGTTCGCTTGCTCGGTCGATGGGATTATTGTGGTAGGAGGGATTTCTATGTGCGGACAGAATCACCTTTCACATCATCCAGTCTAAACCAGCGAGAGGTGTTGCACTTCCTACGATTGATGGCGTAAGTGTGATATACCTCATAAGGATATAACAGGGACTTACGCTCTATCAATTTATGTATGGAGAATAAATCTCCAATGGAGAATAGGAGACTTGAACTCCTGACATCCTGCTTGCAAAGCAGGCGCTCTACCAGACTGAGCTAATTCCCCTGGCAGGCACGGAGAGGGTCGAACTCCCAATCGACATCTTAGAAGGATGCTGCATTATCCATTATGCTACGTGCCCATAAAGGGACCTCCCTGTTTGTGCTTCTATGAGAGGCATGGGAGGTGTGGGATTTATGAGAAGTTTGGACCTCCTCCACCCGTCTCAGTATTATAGTCTATTGAGGGTTTACTGTCAACCCTTTGCTTCCTTACGGGCAGCCTTTTCGTCGCTGATTTCTGCTCTACGAGCCTTGACCAGTTTAGCGATTTCTTGTAGTGATTTACGGGCACGAGTGCCAGCGGCACCATTTCCCTTTACGAACTTTTCATCTTCAGTTTGCCAAGTCGCAAATGCTTCAGCAAGTTGTGTTACGGTTTCAGACATAATAATCTCCAATAAAAATAAAAGATATGTTTATATATACAAGTTTTATTGCTTTAAATCCACTTCTCGGGGGTCTGGAGCAACCCAAGCACCACGAATACCCATTGTTCCGTCTTCAAATTCATAATAAACTGCGTTTTCCACAATCAGTTTTTGTAACTTATCATATTTGGGTTTATTGATTTCTTCAAGAATATTTTGATTCTTCATATTGATTTGTCTGGTTTTATTCTCTTCATTTTCATAATTTAAAATAGCACCATCAACTTCCCTTTTCACCTTATATTCTAATAACTTTGGATTGCGATTAATCTTATCATTCAATTGCCTATCAATTTCGTTAAGAATATGATTTTCATCTGGTAAATCAAACTTAATTGACTTACGAATCTCATTATAAAACTTCAACAAATCTTCCTGACTGATACCGCATCTTGTTGTTAAGAAGAGTAGAGAAGATGCAATAATGACTGCTATTAAAGACCTTTTAGGTGTTAATTTAACTGATACCAAAAAGTCAGGAATGTTTTTCATATTCCTCTATTGATTTTGTAATAACTCTATCTATACGAAACTTGAGTAATTCTTCATCTTGAATAATATAATCATTCATAACATCTATACCAAAATGAAGTTGTGCCTCGTCAATGAAATTAAATAAAGACTTACGATTTACAAATGGTAATAATGATATTACATCTACAGTTCCTTTGAGAAAAAATCCCAATCTTACATAATGAAAGATATCCTTCTTTTCTTCACCAAATTTAAATTCAAAAATATTAAATTTAGATTTCTTGGTCATTTAAATATTCTCTTATTGCATCATCTAATATTTGTTTAGCATCAATTTCTTTTTGTGGTTGTTGAAGTTTTTTAGTATCAAAAGTAATTGTAGGTGTAATGTCTCCAGTCTCTTCAACCTTAAGTTTCATTCCTAACGGAGTTCCTTTTGGTTGAAAATTAACTTGATTATGTGCTTCTAATTTAATCTCACCTAATTCATTCTCAACTTTTAAGTAGTGTGTCTTAGCAACGACATCAATAATTTCTTCTGGTTCTTCTGGAAGGTTATTCATCTAAGGGTGCTAGTTCTGATAGGTCTGATTTTCTATTCTCTTCATCATAAACCCAAGCATACTCATTTGAAAACAGATACTCACTTGCGGTTAAACTATTTCCTTCAACATAAAGTTCACCAAGAACTCTTCCAAACTTTTCTGTTTTATTTGGATTTTGAGTTGCTACAATAATTCTATCACCAGTTTTTAGATATTCTTCAAGTTTCTCTTTTGCTCTTAATCCATACTTCTTTACTTCTTCATCTAAAGTACGAATTGAAGGAGCATCAATATTTGTAAGACGAATTGTTTGTTTTAAATGAATATTAAATCCTAAGTCAAGTGTGGCTTCAACAGTGTCGCCATCAATTACTTTAAGAATATTTGAAATTTTATATTGGTACATAAAAAAGGGGGATTGCTCCCCCTATTTATTAGGCCTTATGATTTTTTATTATACTTCAGTCAAAACAAGACGATTTGCATAACCATACGCATAATCAGTTCTTGCACCATGATGACCCCAACGAATCCACTTACTTGCAAGACGCATATAGTGATGAATAGACCCACCGGGAGTCTTCATATAGGGTTCAATCATCTTCCAATCACCTTCATGCAACATATAGTCAAGTTGTGCATCAAGTGAGGAAGGATTAGCGCCAATACGGGCAGCATGTTTTCCTAGTCCATAAAAACGAGGAGCATTAGTCCATTGAATCAGACCATACCCCCCACCACAATTAGGATAGGAAGTTCGGGCACCACCCTCACAAATATTTGGAGTGAAGGTAGATTCTTGTCGGATATTGCCCATAATGGTTGCTAGGGCGTTTTTATCAGTGATTCCTCGTTTCTGTAAGAATTCCAGAGTACGGGTCTCATTAGTATTACATCCTTTACAAACTAATCGTTTGACTTTAGGTTTCTCGGGAACAACCTCTTTGGTCTCTGTCTCTTGAGTAGGACCTTCAGGAACGATTGAGAAAGGTTGTTTCACAGTTGCTGAAGATGTTGCCATACTCGGTGCTGGCAGTGTTGCCGCTGATGTTGCAACCGCACCTAAAAGAGCTACGGTTACATTTGTTAGGTTTTTTAGCATTTAGTTAAATTGAATTCGGCATCCGTATAGAAAGGGGGTACACCCAATTCTCAAAGGGCACTTTCCACGGCTCTAAGTGTCACGATCAAAATCTCATAACGAGAAACCCTGCTCATAACAGGGATTTGTACATAATAAGTTACTATTTAGAATTTGTCAAGATGTCCAGTTGTTTAACTGTCCTCATCATCAGTTAGATTACACATAGAAATAATATCGTGCTCATCAACATCTGGATCAAGCCATTCCATAAATTCCTGAAAAACAGCACTAGCATCCCGTTCGTGATTATTGCAATCAAGATAATCAATTCTATTTTTTGCCCAATCGTGTGAAATCTTAAGCGTTGATTCAAGTGTTTCCATAGAAATTGGATTTTCAATTATTTGTTCTTCCACTGTAGAAGGTTTATCTTGTTTAGTCAAGTACTTAAGAAAATGTTTGATTAGGTTTAAAAATTGCATTTAAGGGTCTTATAGTATCTTTATAAACTTAATACTTATCTTCAACGGGGACAAACCTAGTCTAGCAATAAAAAGGGGGCTTTGTCAAGCCCCCTTCGTGAAGTTAAATTAGGTAATCAAAATATCACTGATAATCTTCTACAATACTTTGAATAGTTTCAGCATCCATTTCAAGCATTACATAATTTGCTTCTTCTACGGTATCTACGTGCCCCTGTGAGAGGAGATACTCTAAAACAAGGTCATAAGGTTCATAAGACTCTGACTTAGTGCTTGCTTCAGTTTTCTCCTTATTTTTTTCCTGCTCTTTCTTCATCTTCTCTTGCTGTCTTTCAATTTCAGCCTTTACATCCTTACCTGCTTCAGTCTTTTGTGCTTCTGTTGCTTCAGGACCAGTTGTAGGTTGCCCATACTTTTTAGCCCATTGCTCCTTACCATACTTAACTGCTGCTTCTGGATCTGTCTTTCTCAGTTCATCATACTTCTTGTTGATTTCAGAATCATTTTGTGCTTGAGACTGTTCTTGTGATTTTGCTGCTGGTACTGGTGCTGGTTTTGCTGATGGTGCTGGTGTAGAACCTCCACCTCCACCTCCAGAAGAACCAGACCCAGCAGAAGAATCTGATGATGGGGTTGAAGATGGTGTAGATGAAGATGATTTGGATTTGAGATTCTTCATTCCCAACTTTTGAACATCTGCTGCAGTCATTTCGGGATTCATTTTCATTTTTGCAGCACCGCCACCAGCTTTAAATGCTGCTTCACCCCCCAATGCCTTAGAAGCACTCCATTTTGCACTATCTGCAGATGATGGTTTTGATGTCTCTGCTGAAGATTTGTCACTACCTGCACCAGCAGCTTTAGCACCAATATATCCTCCAGCAGCTCCCAAACCTAATGCACCAGCACCGGCAGCGGCACCTTTAGCAATTTTAGGTAACGCTTCCTTTGTTTTTACGGCAATATCTTTTACCTTCGTTACGGCACCTTTGATTGCCTTTCTTGCACCTGGACCCATTGCTCTTTTCGTAGCAACAGATAAAGTTCTACGTGCTCCAGCACCAAACATTGCTTTTCCAAGCAATCCTAAAGCACTACCAATAGCCTCATTGATTAGAATGAGTTGTTCTTCAATATATTCTTCAGAAACAACACTTTCTGAAATGATATTTTCATCAAATCCAAGATACTTTTCAATAATTTCTTCATCCAGTGAATATGATAAGAAATCTAATGCAGCATTTGCACTATACCCCTCATAAATCATTTCCAAAGAAATAGATGCTACAATATCTTCAACTAAATTTTTGAGTTCTTCATCATAATGTTGTGATGCCTCATCAAGATATGAATAATCTTGTGATGAGATATTTCTATAAAGATGTGAAATATCCTCAACAAGACTGTGGGAAAGATTTGACATTTTATTAATAATTTACTTTTTATAAAATTATTTATAAAATGTTTATTACTTTGCAGGTCCAACTATCTTTGGTCCTACCACTTTAGGTCCAACTTTTTTGGGTCCAACAATAGCAGGTCCAACCTTCTTCAATCCCAAATCTTTACTTCTTTTAACATCAGATGCTGATGCTTGCTTCAATTTCTGCTGCTTCATTTTTTCATCATGCGCCTTATAGGCACCAGAAAATAAAGTTCTACCAACTCTTTCAAGTGGATTTGAAGAAGTTTTGGCAAGAGCTGCATTAGAAGTGTCTGCTCTCTTATAAACTGCTTTACCACCTTTATATGCCAAATAACCAGTTTCTTTTTTACCAGTTTTAGGATCAGTTACAACAGAAGTTTTACCTAATTGTACTGTTTTCTTCTGAGAACCAGAACCAGTTGTCATAGTTCCTTTTTTAGTATCAAATGTGGTTTTTCCTCCAATACCTTTTAATGCACCACCAGACTGACTTTGACGTTTTTGTTGTCTCATTGCTGCTCTTTCTTTCGCATTTGCTCCTGCAACAGTATCAAATGCTTGAGATGCTGCCATACCACCAGCAGTTCCACCAGCAAATGTTCCAACAGGACCAGCAGCAGAACCTAATGCACCGCCAGCTAGAGTTCCTAGAGCAGTTGTAGCACCCTTAGCAACAGACCTTGCCCACCCAGAACCTTTTGATTTTTCAAGTGCAGTATCAATAGCACCAGAAAGAACTGAACCAGATTTCAAACCTTTCAATGGATTTGCTGTGGGTTTAGCAGTAGGTTTGGTGGATGTAGTTTTAACATCAGTTGAGAGTTTTCCTGCTGGTTCCGCTTTTGTTAATGGTCCTCCTTTTGGTGGAGTTGCTCCTCCCGATGGGGGTGTTGGAGTTGGTTTTGTAATTGTACTAGTTTTAGATACTGGTGCTGATTTTTGTGGATTTCTAAATGCACTACTTGAAACTGTAGTTCTTTTTGCTCTAAATGTCTTAGCTTCTTTAGGTTGCCTCCCCTTCAAAAACTGTTCAAATTCATCATCACTCATTTTAGACAATCTTTCAGTCATTTTATCTTCAACAAGAGTGATAAATTCTCTAAAAGTTTTCATTTCTTTCTTACTTTTTAGGTATTTATAAAAAAAAGAGGGTCCGAAGACCCTCACATTATATCAATTTATTGAGTGTAGATTATCAAACATCTAAACCAACTGCTCTCATTTGAGCAATCATTCTCTTTCTTTTCTCTGGGTCCATGGTTGCAAGTCTACCTCTAACTTTTCTTTCAGATCTTTGTCCACTGGTTTCTTTCTTTCTTTCACCCTCTTCATAAGCATCAGGATCTCTATTTGCCACTTGCGCTTCAATGATACTCTCTCTCCAATCTCCACTCATATTTGCCATAATCGCAAGTGCTGCTTCCTCAGTATCAGCATATCCCTCATCAAGAAGGTGTCCAATTACTACATCAAATGGATCAAAACTGGAAACAATGCTTCCTGGCTTTTTAGAACCTGTTGCTGCTGGAGTTGGTTTAGGTGCAGGCTTAGGTGCTTCTGCAGCAGGAGCTGGTGTCGCTGCTGGTGCGGGAGTTGATGATCCAAATGCTGCTGGTTTAGAAGCAGCCGCTGTTGCTGAACCAAGTGTTCCTGTTGTTGCAGATGGAGTACGGTATGCTTTTGCTGCATCCATTTCAGCTCTTGTTGGAGTTCTTCTTTCAATGCCACCAACCAATGGCTTTCCTGTAGGTCCTGTTTCAGCGGCAGGTTTAGCAGTAGGAGCAGGAGTAGTAGATTTAGCGGCAGGAGCAGCGGCAGAAGGTCTAGCAGTAGGAGCGGGAGTAGCAGATTTAGTGGCAGGAGCAGCGGCAGAAGGTCTAGCGGCAGGAGCAGCGGCAGAAGGTCTAGCGGCAGGAGCAGCGGCAGAAGGTCTAGCGGCAGGAGCACTACCAGCAGGTTTTGACACAGCAGCTACTGTTCCTCTATTGATAATATCTTGTCTGGTTAAAGATGGAACCTGTATTGACCTACCACCTCTTGTATTTTGTCTTGTGGATGGTCCTTTTTGAATTGCCGCATTACCACCACCAGCTTTATAAAGATTTTCTTGTCCTTGTTTTTCTATTGTAGATGCTGTTGCTCTCAAACCACTACGAGGACTCAATCCTTTATTTAATTGATTTAACTTTGCTTGACCACCAGCAGCCTGGAACGCTGTCATTGGTGCTTCATTAAGATATTCCTCATACATCTCTTCCCAAGTATAGTCACTCAGGTCATAACCCTCTTCTAGAAGGGAGTTGACCCAATTCTCTACTTCTTCCCAAATTTGTTCTTCGGTAAGTTCTTGGGGAGCATATACAGCACTGTATGCCTCCATCAAACTCCTGGCATCATTTCCTGTAAGTCTAGACATTTTTATACTTTAAGTTCGTTATAGTTTTATTTATAAAAAAAGAGGGTCCCAAAGACCCTCAAGCAATATCATTACCTTTATCGTTTAACCATACTTCAGTATAGTCAAAGTCACCAAACATAAATTGGTCATACTCTGCAGCATCTTTATAAGCATTTAAAATTTCTTGCTCACACCATTCATCATAATTGGAATCATCTTTAAGTATTTTAGGATTCATTTGTCTTTAAAAATCTACCTTTAGAGTCTCTGGAAAGTTTTTTTCTTTTTCCTTCTGCCCATACATTTTTCATAGATTCTCTTTTTCTTTCAATTTCTTCTTGAGTTTGTTTTCCAGGTCTTCCCTTTCTATGAGCAGATTTAGAATATTTTTCTTTTATTTCTTGTGTTCTTTCATAAGGTTTATATAAGTGCTTATATTGTTTTGGTGGACTATCACCCCCATCTGTTTTATTTTCTAATATTCCAGTTCCATCAGTTAATCTACCATACTTAAGAATTAAATTAACTTCTTCTTTTAATGCAGTTTCTTCATCAACATCTTTTACATAAAAAATAACTCTATCTGGAGGTGGAACTTCAACACTATGAGACTTTTGTTTCCATCTGTTTCCTTTCCCTTTACCAACATAATAAGGAGTTCCATCCTCCTTTAGATAGAGATAAACGTAATACATTTTTTCAATTCATCTTAAAATATTATATCACAATTTAAAGTCTTTAAATGTATTGGTTTTAACATCTTGTTTGATACCTCCAACCAAATAACTAGTAATTTCCGTTTCCTGAGGTGCCACTTGAACTTCTTTAGAGTTAATCCAATGAGAAGTCCAAGGAAGGGGATTATTCTTTGCGGGAATATCATAAAGTGGGCGAAGTCCAATCGCCTTCATTCTACGATTAGCAATCCATTCAACATATTGATGTAGCAGTTTGTCATTTAAACCAATCATAGATCCATCCTTGAACAGATACTCTGCCCAAAGTTTTTCTTGATTGACAGCGTTCTCAAAAGTCTTATAGACCCACTGCTCCTCCTCTTGTGAGATTTTCTTCATATCAGGGTCATCACCTTCTTTCCACTTATTGAGAATATTTTGAGTGATGACCAAGTGCTGATTCTCATCTCTAGAAATTAATGAGATGATTTTTGCACTTCCTTCCATAAGTTTGAGTTCGCCAAATGCAAAACTGCAAGCGAAACTGACATAAAAGCGAATACCTTCAAGAATATTAACGTTTGCAACTGCTCTAAAGAGTTTGCGTTTGAGTTCATATCTTTCTGCTTGGGCATAAGGAACTTGTTCTTGGGCGTGTTTCCAAAGTTCAGAAGTTCCATAATGTTGGGCACTGTTGATAAAATCATTATATGCATCAGTAACACTGATTGCACGTTCCATAATTCTATCATCTTTCAGAATGGTATCAAAAACATCAGATGGATCTGAATATACATTTTTGATGATGTAAGTATAGGAGCGGGAATGAATCATCTCCATAAACTCCCAGACCTTCATACACGCTTCCAGTTCAGGAAGCGAACAGTATGGTGCAAATGCCATACCGGGTCCACGACCTTGTACACTATCAAGCATAACTTGATACTTCAAATTGGAAGTAAAGATGTGCTTTTGTTCTGGGCGAAGAGACTGATAATCTCCCCTATCCTTTTGAAGAGAGACCTCTTCCGGTCTCCAAAAATATCCTAACTGTTGAGTTGTAAGTTTGTCAAAAATGGGATACTTGTAAGAATCATATCTTTGAATTCCAAGTGGTTGTCCAAAAAACATTGGTTGTTTTTTAGTATCAACTTCTTCAGAATTAAAAACGGTCATTTGATTAATCACTCTTTCATCCCCTAAACCTGTTTTAAATTTTACAAGACTCACAATCTTCCTCCTCGTCTGATAGTGCTAGAATTTCATCAACTAAAGAATCTACTTTATTCGCGTTATCATCAACCTCATCGGTCTTAATATCATAAGTGTTTTGATAATAACTTGTCTTCCATCCATACTTGTATGTAGTTAAAAGATCTTGTGCCATTATTGACACAGGAACTTCATTATTGGGATAATGTTCCGGATTATAGGACCAGTTTCCAGAAATCGCTTGATCAAAGAACTTCTGCATAACAGCAACAATATTAATATAACCAGTATTGCTAGGCATATCCCAAAGAAGCGTATAATTGCTCTTAAGAGTTTGATACTGTGGTACAATCTGCTTAAGTGGTCCTTTCTTGGATTTCTTAATGGACAAATACCCTCTAGGAGGTTCAATTCCATTGGTTGCGTTTGACACAACGGAACTGCTCTCTGAAGGCATTTGTGCCGACAATGTTGAGTTCCTAACTCCATACCGCTTAATTTGTTCCCTAAGGCTATCCCAATCATATTTCAAATTATTTGGAACAAGTTCATCAACATCCTTCTTGTATGTATCAATTGGTAAAATACCATTTCCATACTTTGTACGGTGAGAATACTCACAGGCACCTTTCTCTTTTGCAAGATTTACAGTTGCCTGAATGAGATAATATTGGAATGCTTCGGTTAAGTCATGTACAAGATTCCATGCCTCCTGTTCCTCATATTTTACCCCGTGCTTGGCGAGGTAATGTGCCAAACCAATATAACCTACCCCAAGTGAACGACGCGCTCTGGTAGCGATTTCTGCTGCTCTGACGGGATATCCTTGGAAATCAATAAGTTCATCAAGACTCCTAACAGCAAGATCGCAAAGAATCTCAAGATCCTCATTATCCCTGATTTTTCCAATATTAATAGCACTAAGAATGCAGAGAGCAATTTCGCCATTTGGATCGTCAATATGCTGGATTGGTTTAGTTGGAAGAGTAATTTCCTGACACAGATTGCTCATCTCAACTTTATCCATAAAGGAAGAGTGAGAATTGCAGTGGTCAATATTCATAATGTAAATACGACCAGTCTCAGCACGTTCCTTCAGGAGGTCCAGAAAGAGTTCTTGTGCTCCAATAGTCTTTCTAGGAATAGACTCATCTTGTTCTGCAGCCACATACAACTCGTCAAATGAATCAGTCCCAAAAGCATCATAAAGACCAGGAACTGAGTGTGGAGAGAAGAGAGTAATTTCTTCGTTGCGGATAAATCGTTCATAGAACAATTTAGAGATTTGGATAGAATAGTCTAACTTACGAACGCGATTATCTTCAGTTCCCTTATTATTCTTTAATACAAGAATGTCTTCTATTTCTTGGTGCCAGATAGGAAAGTGAACTGTAGCAGAACCACCTCTGATGCCGTTCTGAGTGCAGCATCGTACAGTTGACTCAAACTTCTTAAGGAAGGGCACAACGCCTGTGTGCTGTACCTCTCCGCCTCTGATTTTAGAGTTGATACCACGGATTCTACCTGCGTTAATACCGATACCAGCCCTTTGTGCGACATATTTACCAATAGCCATATCGCTGCTAAAGATACTATCGAGGGTGTCATCAACATCAACGAGAACACAAGATGCATATTGACGAAGTGGTGTTCTGACCCCTGCCATGATTGGTGTGGGGATGTTGATTTTGTGCTTGCTGATTGCGTCATAATACTTCTTAACGTAATCCAAACGGGTCTCTTTTGGATATTTAGAGAAAATAGTTGCAGAAATCAAAAGATACATGAACTGTGGAGTCTCATAAAGAGCACCAGAACTCCTGTCTTGTACAAGATACTTGTCTACTACTTGGCGAAGACCTGCATAAGTGAACAAATAGTCACGCTCGTGATCGATAAACGATTGGAGTTTTTCAAACTCTTCTTCAGTATAAAGATTCAAAATTTCTTCATCATACACACCTCTCTCAACACAATTACGGGTGTGCTGAAGAACTGTAGGACACTCATACATACGACCGAACAACTGCTTGCGGAGAGCGAACAGAAGCAGGCGAGCAGCAACAAATTGATAGTTAGGGTGATCAAGATCAATAAGATCGCTTGCAGAGCGAATTAAAATTTCCTGAACTTCTGCCGTAGTAATCCCATCATAAAATTGAATACCAGACTGCATTTCAACTTGTGATGCCGAAACTCCTGCTAAGTCCTTGCAAGCCTCTTCAACCATCAAGTGCAGTTTGTTTAGATCAAGACTCTCAATTGACCCATTTCTCTTAATAACCTTTGTTCCGTTACTCATACTTTCTTCCACTCGCTAAACTTTACTTTTGCTTCTAAACCTGAGTATGTATTTGATTTTAACACATCCATAACATTGTGTCCAGCAATTACCATATCATTAATGTCCTTTTGAATAATCGATCTGGACCAAATAATAATTTTGCTTCCGTTTTCAATAATCTTATTCATTCGACTACAAATTTCTCGATTTCGCGGTTCATTGTCAAAGACATAAACTACATCATTAAAATTGCAAGAACTAATGTCAACATCGGCACCACACATTGCAATTCCATTTTCTACAAATTCAGAGTCAAATGGACCTTCAACAATATAAACCGTCTTATTTGCATCTATTTTATTCAACCCATAAAGTTTGGGAATCGATTCGTCCAAGATGACGGTAATATATTTAACATTGTTTGGACCTAGCGATCTTCCCTGAAATCCAAAGATCTCTCCTTCTCTAGTGTGTAATGGTATCACTATACGACTTTCATCCTTTACTATCCTACTAAATGTGGGTTTTTGAGTATTTACCCACTCCTGAAATTTGTTAGCAAAATAAAACTTATCTGGATTTAGTTTTCTTTTTTCCAAATAAGTTTTGGCAACTTCATTTGTTGATGCTTTTGGAAGATCTAACTTTTTAGAAAAAGATGGTTTTGAAAACTCTAGTTTAGGTTCTTCAACTACAAAATTCTTACCAGTAAATCCCTCCTTAAACTTCTCCATAGTATACTGACTATGAAGATTAGAGTCTATCTTTTTGAGAAAATTATTGAACGATAGACTAGATCCGCAATTGTGGCACTTGAAGTTCATATTATTTTTTACACTATAAAAATATCCCCTTGTCTTATTTTTATTGCGTTGTGAATCACCACAAATAGGGCAACGGAAATTGTAGAGATCCGCTTTGACCCTTTTAAATTTTTGTAGGCGTGACGAAACTAATCCAATATACTTGGAATCAATCAAATCCATTATAAGGGTTTTACTTTGCTCTCTCTATTCTAACCTGACCTGAATCTGGTGTCAAGACATCGACCACCATACTAGATTGAGAAATTGCAAATGAAATAATAACTAAAGCTCCTGCCAACAACCAACGAAATTTTGTTACTTCATCAACTTTTTTATCTAAAGATTCTATACGATCATCAATCTTTTCTTCCAATGATTCAAATCTTTCTATTACTTTATTGTGCTCTTCCGTATTTTTTACTTCGATTGTTTTAATTCTATCAATAATCAATTCATCACTTTTATTATTATTTTCCAGTTTCTCTTCATGAACCGCCAACATTTTTGAAATGTTTTGACTGGTCTTGCCCATTATTTGAATGGCCTCATCAATCTTTTTCATCATAACCTCATAAGATGTAAGACGTTCTTCTAGAACTGCAATTTTAGTTTCGTTGGATGATTTGCTAAACATATTTTTTATACTGTATGAAATTTAATTCCTACGAAACAAAAAATTCGAGTAGATTTATTAATATTTATTTTTTGAATGCGGTGAATCGCAGGATGTTGTTAATCTTTATTACGTTTTAACATCCATTTTTTACGCGAACCTTTTCCTAAGAAAATATTTCTTTTTTTGTTCTTAAAAACTGGAGGTTGGTCTGGCGGAAGACCTGCTATGTTACCACTAGTTGCATTATTTGTAGGAACAGCAATAATACCTTCTTCCTTCAAATTACGAATAATACAAATGATTTTGTCTAATTTATCCATTAGATTGATTGCAATTGAGAAAGACATTCACAATCTTCTTGAATATCATGAATATTTGTTCTTGGATACTCAGGAATTCGATTCAAAAATATCAAAAAGCTTTTTACTATTGGCCAAAGATCTGGATCAAGATTATAAAATAAAAGTGGAATAGCGGCATCATTAAAAACATTAAAAAGTAAAGTTAAATGATTCAAGATCAAATGAATTTTTAATGTGCCGGTATTCTTATATCTTTTCAATAATCTTTTTATATACTTTATTCGTTTCAAATCATCCTCAAAGTCTTCTTTAGTCACTGCTTGAGGATTATCGTAGAATTTTATAGCAAAAAGCATATAGTTACTTTCATTCAATTCATCAAATCTCATATTATCATGCAGTTACTGTGAGTTTGATTGGGCTAGAAGTTGCCGTTGCTCCACCATCAGCAGTGACAATAACACGATAATTATAGTTATTATTACCAGTTGTTGGGTTAGCAATATTGGTGCTAATTCCAACTGCTCCGGAAATGTTATTATAAACAGTTCCATTAGCAGTGCTGGACTTCTGCCACTGATAAGATAGGGTTGTATCAGGAGATACTGAAGCAGAAACCGTTAGAGTTACAGTTGTTCCAACTCCAACTGCTGCGCTAGGAGATGCGGTTACTCCTGCAATTGTAATTTTGAAGTCAGGGAGGGTAGCATCATCTGCAGCATCACCGGCAACTCCATAAGTAGCAGTTCCGGTAGAAATTCCAGAGAAAGCGACCAGAGTTTCGCTCTTGACTCTCAGATTTCCATCGGTATCATTATAGGTCGTAACTCCAACCCATCCAGCATGAGTTACCGCATACTTTGTATCAACAGCAGCACCGGCTTCGTAAACATCTACACCATAAATCTGATTAGGACCATAGTGAGAATCGTGAAGGGTATATACTGGTTTTTGTGACATTGTATATGCCACACCAGAAATTGGTTGTCCATTCAATGCACCTGTTGATGCAATGGAAATAACTCTATCTGAAGTAATTCCAGAAATTACTGCTTCACCAAAAGTATTTCCAACACCGATACTGATTACAGAACCAACCGTTGCTGATGTGAATGATGTTCCAGTTCCAGTAATAGTTTTTGCAGCATAATCAACTGTTACTGTTCCAGGAGAGTAAATACTATCTGCTTTTCCCCAGAGTGCCATTCTTGTTACCTATAAAGTTCTTTATTATAATGATATTTATAAAAAAAGGGGAGTTTAAGTTTCTCCCCTAATTGATATTTTATTTAGTTGTTAATTCAGGGAGTTGGATCTGCTGCACCTTTTTTCTTGAGATGTGTTTGAATCTGAAGAATAACAAAAGAAGCAATTCCGTTTGCTTTAACTTTAGGAATTGCGCCAAGAAGTTCGGAAACAACTAAAAGAATAGTAGCAACTGCTGCTTCATTTGCAACAATCCAAGCCCAAATAAGACCTGCAGACATAATAACCTCCGTGTGAAGAATATCCTGTCTTATTTAGGAACTAGGTTCCTTTAGTATCCATCTCAAACTCTGCTGCTCTTTTTCTAGAAGCACGACGTAGTGCTACTTTATGCTCTAAAGGACTAAGAACACCTCTCTTAGTAGCCTGCTCGCTGGGAGAAGGTGGTTTTTCTCCACGATTCTTTGGTTGCTGTCTTGAACCGCCATATTTAAATGGTGGTTTATTTCTTTCAGCAACTTTAGGATCACCACCTTTTTGAGTTGGTCTACCAGTCTTTGTATTAATACCGGTTTCTCTTTCGGAACGATTCAACTCATCAATTTGCTCACCTTCTGGTTCATATGATTGATACTGTTTCATTAATTCAGATTCCGCTGCTCTTCTGTTTTGAATGTTTGATTTAATAGTACCGGCAGGAGCAACTTTACCGCCACCACTTCTATCTTGTTGCATTCCTTGACGGACTTTATTCAATCCATATAATGCAGCAGCTCCAGCAGCAATTGGAATAATTGGAATTTCAGAAATTTGCTCACCTTCTGGTTCATAAGACATCTTAAGTCCCATTGATCTAAACTTGTTTTTTACAAGATTAATTTTAGTACTCATAGAACGAGGATCTTCTTCACCTTTCTTTTTCTTATCATCTGAACCACATTCCATTTCTTCCTTTACTTTTTCAGGAAGACCTTCGTGCTTGGTTTTGGCAAAATCACGAAGTTGTTTTTCTGTCATAGAATCATACATTTCACGAGCAGCACCTTTTAATTCTGAAGGATCGGTTTTACCTCTTTTTGCACTAAGAGCAGCCCCAGCTGCTTGCTGCTGATTAATACTTACTGACATTTCTTGAAGGGAATGAACCTTTTTAAGAAACTTTGAGTATCCAGTTTCAGTTTCTTCCTGAACTTTAATTTCCGGAAAAACCTTCACTTTATTTTTACCCTTCATAACATCGATTTTTTCATCAGTATTCTTTTTGTTTTTTTTTACTTCGTCAATAAATTCTACTTCTTCTTTACGAGTCGCAATGGCATTTCCGACTGCTTGTCTTCTCTTTTTCAAATATCCATCAGTATTATCAACTTTACCATCATTATTAACATCGGCATCTTCTTTACCGACAGGATCCAATCCTTTACCGGAAGTTGCTTTGGCAGTTTGCTCTCCCCGATTCCTTTCACCCTCATATGGAGTTCCATATTCGGTCATTTCAACAGATTTAATATTAGGATTTGCGCGAAGTTGATTAATTTTTTCACGAGTGGCATATCTTACATATGAACTACCACTATTCTTATCAGTAACTCTTACCTTATATTTCTTTTCGTCCATTTCCGCAAGTGACTGCAGATACTCGGAAGAATCAATTGCATCTTCCGTTTTAATATTTTCTACAAATACTTTGAATAGACAATTGGATACATTCTCTGCAACCATATCATTAATATCAGAAATATAATCTTCGCCTAAAAGCATTTGCTTTGCCCTCATCTTAACCGGTGCAGGAGCACTAGACTTTTGAAGTTGTTGCATATACGCCCTTTTAACAGCTGCCGGGTCAGTCTTCCCATCCTTAAAAGTTTGCTTTACCTTATATCGGGTATCGTAAGCAAGTTGTCTTGCCTGCTTTTCTATTTTTTGTTTTGCACCTCCGGCAACTTCTGCAGCAGGTGCAGGAGCGGGAGCATCTTCAAAAATTTTCTTATTATTCATTGGAAGATTTTGTTAATACTTACTTTTTCCTATTCTTATTTATGAATGATTTAATTTTCTCTAGTGGAGTCATAGATTGAACATACTCTCGATAAGAATCAGTTCCAATTAATCTCTTATCGGGAGGAACTCCATAATTATTTTTAAAAGTTTCAGTAACGTCCTTAATCCAAGATTTAAACATAATATTATCTTCAGTAACACAAATCAGATAATTAGTTCCTCTACGAATAATTCTACCAACAAGACCAGTATTTAAGTTTTCAACCATCTGACCAATATTAAAAATATTTTCAGAAATATAATTTTCTCTAAGAGACTGAGAATCTAACTTAGGAGCAATCTCCCAAATTTGCAGAGATTCAGTAATACCCATAGATTGCTGAACACGAGTAAATAATTCTAAAGCACTTTTTCTTGGCATCTCTGGGGGAAGACCAGAACGAAAAGTCTTAAAGTCATTTTCAGCAGCAGCAAGTCTCATTCTTGAAGCAGAAAGACCTTCCACACCTTCAGAATCAGGATCCCTATCTCCGGCAGATACTACTTCAATATTATCAAATGCATAAAGTTGACCATTGTAGTTGTTTGATAATTTCTCAAACTCTTTCACTCTATCGGCACCGCCAACAATTCTTACATTTGTATATCCATCATTATGTGCCTTTTTAAGAACATCAAAGATAGTTTTAGTATTAGCATCATTCATAATCCTCTCACTATGCTGAGGGAACATTTGTCTCATCATTGAAACTTTTGTATCAGGATCCAATGGATTTTTCTTCTTATCCTGACTGCGAGAAGGGATAATCATATAATCACTACCTTCTTGTTCGGCAGATGATGCAGCAGTATCCATTAATTGCAAATGACCTAAATGTGGCGGATTAAATCTTCCAAATGCAATTGTCAAAGTTCCTTTAGTTTTCTCAACCGGAGGTGGTCCAGCAGGTTGTTGAGGTTCTTGGACTTGTGGTTGTGCTACGGGTGCTTGTTGCTGTGCCTGGGGTTCTTGCTGCAGAGCAGGATCTACAAAGTTAGGATCAGAAATATTTTTTTCTTTCGGAGTTTGTGCAGGATCCTTTCCTTGAGATTTTTGACGCTTATTGTAAAATACTAATCTTCCCCTTTCCGTTTTTGCTACAAATTCTCCATCCTTATACCACCCACCGTGGCCATCACCTTCCAATCCCATACGATTGGCTTGTTGTACAGCAGTAGATGCTTCGGTTAAGAATTGAAAAAAACTTTTCATTATTTACAAATTTTAGATATGATTTTATTTTCGTTTGCCACTACGTAGTGAAGGATACTTGTTCTCATTTTCTTATATTTATTCATTTCTTTATCCTTCTTACATAATGATATTTTTTTATCGAATGTAACATAAATGTGTGTTAGAAAATCCTTATACCTTGCTTTTCTAGTTTTAGATAAAGATTCAAATGATCTAATAATATCTTGTATTTGTTGATTCATTTTACTTTAACTTTATTAAATTTAACAGCAAGATTTTCAAATTGACCTAATTTATGTCCGGCACCAACCTTATTTGTCCTAGTCGTAAAATCCATTTCAAGTGTAGATCCATCTTGTAGTACGATATTCCAAGATTGTTTTGAAGATCCTCGTGACGGTTGGGCAACAATACTTGTAACAGAGGCAAGTGCTTCTACAAGAATATCACTAGACTTATCTCTTCTAGCAGTTCTCTGAGTTGCCTTAACAACAACTAGGGGAACATCCTGTTGCTGTTGTGCAACTTTTTCAAGTAACCACGATCTTGTTTTATTGAAATTACTGTTTAATAAATTAATTAATTCTTGTTTTATAATTTCCAAATTCATATCATATAGTTGATCATATCTAGCTTTATTACTTATTTCAAAACTATATGTTTTTTGAGCCAGACTATTTTTTCCCCAAAATTTTTTATCTTCCTCAGTAATTCCTGGAATTTGTAAGTATTGTGGCCACAATTTCTCCTTCAAGTTTGCATATTGATCTAATTTACCATAATACTCAAATATTGGTCTAACATAAGTATTCAATTTTGGTTCATCCGTATTTTCTCCTCCAGCCTTTAAACTTACTCCCAGTAATTTTCCATTTCTAAAGCGAATAAAAATATCTCCAGGATGATTAAACATCACTCCGGGAGGTTTTGCTCGGTATCCCCAAATAACATTTGCAATAGGATGTTTTTTATTTACAGCTTCAATCCATTTTAAAACATTAATTGCATTTCTAACTTTTTCTTCAAATTTCCCAGTCTCTGCCTTTTCAATAAATTCTCTACCTGCGTTTGCATCTCTAGAGTTAACATAACAACTCAATGCAGTATTATTTTTTTCTAATATTTTTTGATAGAAATCTTTGGTACTTTTAATTGTTCTGGATTGTATTCCAGTTGTAAAAGCAATACATGGAAATAATTCAGTAATAGAAGCATTTAATGTCGTCTGAGACATTCCGCCTCT